AGGAGATTCCCGCTCTATCAAAGCCCTGTGAAGGGCCTAGAAGATAGAGGTACCCGGCTATTACTCTGATTTCTCAGGTAATAACAATAACTCATAGGCTCTAAATAGTTTATGTAGTGTTCCTCCGGCTCTGCCATTAGCAATCTTCGCAGTCCTGATAGAAGAAATTCTCTCAGGATCAGGAAATGTTATCTGGTTTCCGCATTGAAGAATTTCGATGTTGATTCACGGTCTATCTTCGTCTTGAAGTCTATCCATTGTTCTTTGAAGTTCATGAGTCGCAAGACCTATGACTTTAAGGTAAGGGATAGCCAACATGACTAGAGTAGGATTAGTTGGTGGCTTACAAACCTGGTAGAGTTTTGGAAGTTCTCGTAAAGCGGCATGATGCCCCTGTGCGAGTCTCTCGAACCCTACCGCAATTCCTCTTTGTAGTGCTTCTAACTGTACGTCGTAGACCGACTTCATGAATCCTTCGATTCATGTTCGTGGGTCTGCAACAAGGCTAGTTTGGGCGTATGTGCTTGCGAGCAATCGCATTGACATAATACCCTCCTTACGATCCTCGTTGTTCAACGCATGGTAAAGAAGACCACATCTAAGTACAAAGTTGGCTCTAAGGCTTATTGACCTTCGACCTCAACCGAGTGCTTTTAAAAGAGAGGTAATTGCTTCAACACCCGGGTACCCTTGACAAACGTTTGTTACTCATCCTTTCTTCATCGCGTTATATAGATCCAGTCCTAGCCCGTGAGGGTTGTTCTGGTTTTCTAATATCGCATTGAGAGGAAATGGACTTATTTCAATACCGTTTATAAATCATCTCTTCGCCATTTCATACATATCTTTCGATACGTGTGATTTAGTTGGAGATATTTGTACACCAAGTGTTGTCATAATGTTCAGGTACTTGGACGCGACCGCGTTATCAAAGATAACGATGTCATCACCTAGTAACCGGTATCCTTTGAAGAATCCCTTATTTCCACATAGAGTAGATGCATATTGCACTACTAGATGGTGACATAAGGCGAATACTGCCCAACTTGAATACCCTCCCATTGGTTGTCCCACGGCGTAAGCCACGGAATTTCCTTCGCGAGTTGTAAACGGTTGGCTCATTATCCTTCTCCATGAGGAGGCCTTCTCAGGACCTATTAATCTGGCTAGGACAGCTTCCTGTAGAGATACAGGGAACCTGTCTGTAGCGGCAGATAAATCGTACGAATAGTAGACTGTATCTGGATGTTTCGGTTGGAAAACTGACGTAGCGTCTTGATTAAAGGTCAAATCAGTCTTAAGGCTCCTAAAACACTCGAAAAGAGAGTCATGGATACCCCTTAAAGCAGATTGTGATCAATAATCGAAGATTGCTATCGTTCGGTTCTTTCCTTCCTTATCCCTGATTACCCCTAACTTTCTTATTTTGAAAGTAGATGTATCTGGGTGGAATCCTTTTGCAGCAGGCAATAGCAACTCCATATAGTCTTTGAGAGTATCACCTCCCAAGACATATATGTCATTTCTTAAATCATCCGGCAATGCCGCAAGATCTTTGAAAGAAGTAGCTAATGCTTGACCATTCGGACCATTCTTAGTTGTAGAATGAACATGTTCTCAGTTAGGATTTATAGTAAGCTTATCTAACCACCAAGTAGATTTCTCTACAAGGTCCGTTGTTAACTTATCTAATTCTTCTTGATTGTAAGTTGGAGGTGAAGTTATGGAAGTGATATCCATCTTCCCCGTCCCTAGGATTAACCTCGACACGTTTAATAGTGTTAAGATTAATCTTAGATCTGTTGTATTCTTACCCTTAATAAGGGGTATCATCGGTCCTAAAACCTTTGGTAAACCTTGTTTGGTTAAGCCTATTCTCAGATCACATACTTTCAATGGTGTTCCACATAGGAATCGTGTTACGCATAACCTTATGGTTTTCAATCATTTGGCTGCGAACATTTCTCCATGGTGGTTTCTAATCTTTTGATAAAGATTAAGGAAATCAGTAACATGTGACGCCATTAGCTGTGACGAAGGGTTACCATCGCTAGTAGACCTATAAGTTACTATTAATCATGATATGATTAGTTTTAATTTATTGTTGTTGAAAGCTTTGTTATTCTTAATGTTTTCCGCAATTTCGAGTATCCGAGACTGACTTAGTTTATTTAACGGGTCAGGGTGCTAGCCTTCCGCTACTGATTAGACTACCGCAGCAATCTCACACCCACCTGGGTGTGTCAGACAAGTCAATTAAGGGCCTAGGATAGATGAATCTTTATTTGCGTTAACCCCGGACGTCCCAAGTCCCCTTGCAGGGAGGATTGACATAACAACGGGGAGGTATGGCTTAGGCCGTGCCTTTCTAGAAGGCGGGAAGCCTGCGTCTCATCAGACGTGGG